TGAATCCCCAGCCCGGCCGCCACCTGCCGGGTGATGTCCTTGGCGGTCATCGCGGTGAAGTTCTGCGCGATTTTGCTCTTCAGCGCGTACACCAGCCCGTCGTAGGCGTGAATCGTTCGCGCCGACGAATTTAGACTCTTTTCCACGCTGAACACGTAGCCCCTGAATAGTTCCGCCGAGCCCTTGAACAGCTGCAGCATCTCGCCCAGGCCGATGCGGCCCGTGATGATGCCGCCCGCCCCGGCGCGGTTCCCGGCCAGCACCTGGATGTCCAGCGTCCGCGCCGCCTGCTTGTAGTCTCCCGCCCAGGTCGCGGAGGTCACCAGCCGCGTGATATCGTGCGCCACGCCCCCGTCCTGCGTGTAAACCACCCTCATGCGGCACCTCCTGCCGTTATATTTCCAGCGTCTGCGTCGGGGTTGGGTACCGGTCTGTCACGAAGCCGGGCAGCAAGGGCCGCGCGGTGGGATATCGCGACGTCCGGGTGTAGCGCGTATTCGTCGGAGGGGTTGGCGCGGTGCGCGGCCGCGGGCGCGGGTGCAGCGTAAACACGCTGGCCGCCGCCGCCGTCACGTCCAGGGTCACGTACTCGGTCAGCGACATCTCGTACTCCACGTCCCCAGACACCTTGCGCAGGGAGGAGCTGAAGCTCTCGATGACCACCGGCATGCTCACGTCGACCGCGCCGCCTGCGATGACCAGCTTCACGATGACGCCGCCCTCCGCCCAACTGCGCAGCAGGTCTGCCGCCACCTGCGGGTCTGGGATGTTGCGGTAGGCGCAGACCGAGGTGTACCGAGCCGGGAAGTAGCTGGCGAGGCTCAGCGACCGCAGCCTGCGCATCCCGGGCAGCAGCGCGCCGCCCGCCTCGTGCAGGGTCACCTTTTCATGGTCCGCGCCAGCGTCAAGCGATATTTTTTCCGGCAGGATGGGCAGGCGGATGCGCACCGCCTTTGCCGTCAGATAAATTTCAACCACAGGCCGCCCCTCCTCATGCCATGTTGTAGACAGCGCGCTCCAGGCCGCGGACGAACTCCGCCGCCAGCTGCTCCCCGTTCCGGTTCGCGCCGGAGATGTTGACCGTCACTCCGCTGATGTTCACGCCGCCGCCCCTGCGGTTCCCCTGGTCGCGGTACTCCCCGGCTTCGCCGGACGGCAACACCGTCTCGCCCTTGTGCAGCAGCGTCGGGTAGTTGTCCCAGGGCACGCGCTTGATGCCCGCGGCGTTCTTCTCCAGAATCGGCTGGTTGAGCGGGTTCCCGCCGGCGGGGTTGGGGATGAAGTTGAGCAGCAGGTTCCCGTTGATGGTCTCCCCGTTCAGCAGCGAAACCATGTTCCCATTCAGCCCGCTGGTGTCTGGGATAAAGTTTACGGAATACGTTGCGGCGCGAACCGAATCCTCTTCTTTTTGGCGCTGTAGCTCTTTAGCAAGCCGATCATCAAGAGCGTTTTGATTTGTGATTCCATTGTACCAAACAGAAAGCAGTCCCATCCCCGCAAGCCCAGACGTTAACCATGATCCGATGCCATACCCAGATCCAGAACTGGAGTCCGGCACAGAACTGGAGTTCGGCACATAACTGGAGCTCGACCCTGGCCCAAGCCTGATCGGCTGGTTCCCACTCGGCAATCTCATCGGAGGCTGCCCACCATTCAGGCTGAATGGATTCCCGGTGGGAGGGAAATACAGAATTGGAGTCCCGCTTCCGGGCAACCCGCCCCCCGGCGTTCCGCCGCCGTTCCCGGCGTTGTAGTTCGGCCCCTGGAAGGTATTGTAGTTCGGCCCGGAAAAGGTGTTTGTGTTTGGCCCGGCCTTGGGCGTCTCGGTTCCGGGTTTGTTCAGCACCGGGTCCTGCGCGGGCGGCGTCACGGACGGCGTGGTCTTGCCCCGGCCGAACAGGCGGCCCAGGAAGTCCCCGGCGCCTCCGAAGAAATTGCCGACCGCCTTGCCGGTCTTCACGCCCCAGTTGATCAGCTTGAAACCGGCGAACGCCAGCGCGATCTGCGGCAGGAATTGGGTAATCCCCGCAATGACCGGCTCGATCTTGTCCCAGTTCTGCGCCAGGCTGTTGAGCCAGTTGATGAGCGTGTTCACCAGCTGGTCAATCGCGCCGGTGATCCCGCCCAGCACCTTCTCACCGTCCACGTCCACGCCCGCGAAGGCGTTGGCGACAAAGTCCCGGAAGGGCTGGAGCATGTTCCACTTCTCGTTCGCCCAGGCGGCGATGGGCTCAAAAAAAGCCTTCAGGTCGTCCCAGAGCTGGTTGAGCTTCGGAACGGTGTCGGCAATCCAGGTGCCGATCGTGGTGCCCATGTCGGCCATCCGCTGGGCCACTGTGTCCGCGTACGGCATCAGCTGGGTCAGCATCGGCGTCAGGGCGTCGAGGATGTTGCTCCCGGCCTGTGCGATGCCGCCCTCGACCGTTCCTTTGATAGAGTCCCAGATGCCCGCGCCCGTGGACGCCTTGCGCGCCTCCGCGCCCATGAACCGGTCCGTCAGCGTGCGGCCCGTCTGGTCCTTGACCTTGAACGGGTCTCCGTTCGCCGCGTCCATCGCCTCCTGCGTAACCTTGAATCCGTACTCCGTCATACGGCGGTACTGACCCATGCTCATGTCCAGGATGGCCTCGACCGCGTCCCAGGTGGTGGAGCCGTACCGCTGCGCCGCCATGTCCTGGGCGGTCCGCAGGATGCCCTTGGCCGCCTCCATGTCGCCGCCGGTCCCGGCCAGGGCGTGCGCGCCGGCCGCAAAGACATCGTCCACGGATGCGGTCGTTTTTGCCGCAAAGTCAAGCAGCCAATCCGTATACGCCTTGGCCTGCGTCTGCACCTGGTTCTCCGTCAGGTTTCGGTTCGCGGCGAATACGTTGTGCTCGATGCTCGCCTGGTACTGCTGCAGCGTCGCGCCCTTGCCCAGGGTATAGGTCATCGCGCCGCCCGCAATGCCCAGCGTGATTATGGCGCCCTTTGCCAGGGACTTTAGGATGTCTGCCGTCTTTCGTAGCCCCGCCAGCGCCATGTCCTTCAGTTTCAGCGTCACCAGCAGCGGCTTTTTAACCAGGTTCTTGATGTCGCTGGTGACCGGCTTCATGTCCCGCTTGAAGTTCTGCGTCCGGGCCGCGATGTTGATGCGCAGGTCCTTGATTTTGTCCAGTTGCTTCCGCACGTCCGCGATCACGCCGGTCGCCTGTCGACTTTGGATTTTGATTTCACGGCGCTTTTTGGCTTCCCGGTCCAGCACCCGCGCCGCCGCGGTCACCTGCCGCTGGAACTGGGACGTAGCCCTGGCCGCCCGACGCATCCCGCCCGAATAGTTCTCCTTCATGTTGAAGAAGGTCGTTACCGTCCGCGCCATGCCCTCATCTCCTCATCTGCAGGATGTCAACCGTCGGAAACACGTTCCGCGACGACTTCAGCACGTCCTCGATGTCCTCGCGTTCATGCTCAAAAAACGCCCGGATCACCAGCCGCTCACCCGGCGGCATCCCATAGAAAACGGACGGCCTGATGCCATGACGTGTCCAGTAGTAGTACATCATTTCCACCAGACCGTCCGTCTTGATTAGTTTTTTACCGATTCGACCGCGCCGTCGCCGTAGCCGGACAGCTCCTGGATGGCGTTGAACAACTGCGCCACTTCTCCGGGCAGCAGGAAGTTCTTCTCCTTCACCAGGATTTCAGGCGTGGCGGCCTCGTAGGCATCCAGCAGCTCGCGGCTCTTCAGGTCCGGGTCGATGCATCCGTACAGCACCGTCATGCACTGCAGGGTCGAGCCGTCCATGTTCTCCAGCTCGCCCTTCTTGGACAGTTTCATGGCGGCGTCCTGCGCGTCCTGAATCTCCTCGCCCGTCAGCGCCCGCAGCGTGAAAATGACAGGCTCTCCCACCGTTTCGCTCAGGCGCTTGATTTCCACTTTCCGCTTCGGCACCAGCTTCAGCTTGCCCCGGTCAGCCCCCAGCAGGACCGCCAGGGTTGTTTTTGCGCTCACGTTTGCCTCCTTAGCCATGACTAATCACGCTCACCGGCTCCCAGTCCGTAAACGTGAACGGCATTTCCTGCTCGCCGATCACGCCAAGCTCCCAGTTGACGAGCGGCAGCGTGGTAAACTGCACGCCCTTGAGCAGCACGCGCTCCGTGCCGAATGCGGCGGGGTCTGCCAGTTGAGACAGCAGCGTAAACTCAGGGTTCACGCCCGCCTTGACCGACGCGCTCAGCTTGTTGATGGCACGGCTGAATACGTGGTGGATTCTCAGCGTGCCGGAGCCGTTGTAGCCCAGCATCTTTTGCCCATCTGCCAGTTTCCCGGCCTGCTTGACAACCTCCTGCTGGATTTCCAGCGAAGCCTCCAGCGCCTTTGCTTCAAAAACCAGTTCGCCGTCCAGCCAGGCTTTGCCATAGGTACCCGACATCACCTGGGACGGTTTCCAACTTGCGGCGTTCGCCATTTACTCTTCCCCCTTACAGATTGAACGTGATTTCCACGTCCTCGATCGCATCCACCGGCCGGACCGTTCCCAGCAGGTACAGTTTGTCGTCGGTGTCCGCCTCGCGGATCTGGCCCTCGTCCATCGCCTCCACTTCAGCCGTGGACATGATGGTCTTCAGGTAGGTCCTGGTGCTCTCCAGGTCAATATCCAGCGTGCTGGTCCCGGCGCGGAGCACTCCGGCGGCTTCCAGCGCGCGCAGGTAGTCCAGGATGGCCGCGATCAGTAGCTGCTTATGCACCACGTCGTTGGGCATCTTGCCGATGTAGCTGTCCTCGATGGCGATGCGCACGTCCTCCTCGATCCGGTTGAGGATGCGGACGACCTTGATTTTGCGCCACTCCGGCCCGTAGTCCGCGCCCACGGTGGGCGTCACGGTGGTCAGGCTGGTCACGCCGCGGGCGATCTTGACCTTCTGGCCGTCGTGGTAGAGGATCAGCTTGCCGTCGCCAATGGCGGCGTCCGCTTCGGCGCGGGTCAGGTGCACGCAGTCCTCGATCAGCGGGATAACCTTGTAGGTCACGGATTCCCACAGTTGCTGGCCCGCAATGACGCCAGCCATCAGCGGCAGCAGGGTATAGGACGGTGTCGTCACCTCCGCGCCGGCAATCGTGACGTCGCTGGTCTCGAAGTTGATGATGGCGGGGTGGTCGGGACCCACGGCACCCGCGACCACGTACAGCGCCTTCTTGCCGAGGTCGTCATAGGCGCCCTTCGCCCAGGTGACAAACGCCGCAGCGTTTGCTTCCTTCAGGCCCGCCACGGTGCACACGTCGAACCGCTGCACCTCCAGCAGGGTATAGCCGTCCGCCAGCGTGCCATTCGACTTGATGCACGCGGCAATGACGCTCTGCGGACGCCCATAAAATGCGTAGGTCAGCGCCGCCTCGTTCGCGTCTGTCCAGTCATGCGCGGCCAGCGCCTCCGCCAGGCTTGAATATACTTCAACCGCGTTGTCCGTGATGGCGGCGTCCTGGATCACCAGGGCAACGCTCCCGCCTCCGGCCGGGCTGATCGCGGCCTCCGCCGCCTCCTGAAATACCACCGATACGCTCGGCAGCCCCAATGCGCTCATGTGTTCTCCTCCGTACTCATGTTGATTTCTGCCTCACCCAGCAGTGTGACAGCGGGCTCCTCCCGCTCCAGGTATCCGCACAGCGCCAGACTCGCATACACGACATCCTCGCGCTCCTCTGCGTTGAAGTCCTCCATCCGCAGCACCGTTCCGTCCGGCGCCGTTAGGCTGTTCTCGCGCCCGAACCGCACCTCCAGCTTCTCCACCGCATCGAACAGGTCGGCCTGTACGGCGTTCCCGGCCGCATCCTCCCGCGGGAAGTACACGACCTGCCAGCGCACCTTGAACTCGTGGATGCTGGACGCGACGTGCCTGGGTCCCCACGGCATCATCTGAATCATCAGGGCCGGACGCTTAAACCCGACTGGGAGGTTGCTTTCGTGAAGCTGCGGCACCGCGCTTTTGGGGAATGCCTCCCGCAACGCCGCTTTCAGTGCCAGCTGTGTCGTGGTCAGCATCAGCGCATCACCTCCCGCAGGGCGTCCTTGGCGAAGTCGTCCGCGAACTGGCCCATCTCGCGTTCAATCGCGTCCTCGGCCTGCTCCCGAAAGAACCGGCCCGGCACCCAGGCCTTGCCCGCCTTTTGAGCGGCTGCCTTGCGTTCCCCTGCGTCGGTTTTCCGGTGCCCCTTGTTGCCCTCTCGTTTGCCTACCACGTGCCCGTCGTTCACCATGCTGGCGTAGTAGACTCTCGTGCCGATCTCCATTTGGTTTTTGTTGATTTTCTCCACCCACTCCTTGCCGAAGCCAGCAGATCGTTTCTGCAGCGACGCCCGCAGCCGGCCCTCGTCGTCCGGCGGAGCAAACGCGCTGAGCAACTGGAAGTGCCGTTCGCCCACCCTGACCTGCATCCGCTTGAGAGCCTCCGGCGCGTCCCGCGCGGCGCGGTTCAGGTCCTGGATGAAGTCGTTGAGCTGTACCGTCGAGATCACGCCTCATCCTCCCATCTGCCGTCGACCTCGAGGTGATGGCCGCGCATGTTGTAGGGAGCCGCCAGGTGGAATTTCCCGTGTCCGGGCACATCCGCCACATCGCCCTCCAGCACCGGGGCGGTCACGTGGAAGTAGAGCCGGAAGCTCTTCCCTGCCTCCACCATCGGCGCGCCCTGCGCGGCCGAGATGGTCTGCCGGGTCACCGCGCAGGGGATTTTAGCCACCAGCGACAGCACCGGCGCTCCCGGCGTGCCGTATTCGTCCTCCGTCTGCGTCACCCGGTACAACGACGCGGTCAAATTCAGCATCCCGCCGTATCCCATTACATCGTCCCCCCCATGTACACGCGCAGCAGGGCGGCGGCCGCGGGGTTGAGCGCGTCCAGCCCGGCAGCCGTACCGGCGGCTCCGCGCGGGCTCATGTAGGTGATGGAGTAGTCGCCCAGGCGCTCGCTGGCGGCAGACATCCCGCCCTGCTCCGCAGAGGTTTTCATCTGCATCGCAAGCATCATCGCGGCCTGGGCCAGGGCACTCGGGTAGGGCGGACCCAGCCCGCCGGTGTACTTCACTTCGTAGCCGGTCGATTCCATCGGCCAGCCGCCGTCCCGGTAGAGCAGCCCGGTTTCCGCGTCGAGCTGGTAGTCTGTGATTTCATCGTCCCCGGCCTTCACGCTGTCCACCCGTGTCACCGGATAACCCTTCAGGCGCAGGCATTCACCCGCCTGATGCAGGGTTTCTGTCCGCTCCTTGTTCTCCAGGTGCCGGCGCAGATACAGCTCGATGACCTCTGACACCGCGGCCGCCAGCCCGGCCAGGTAGGTGTCCTGGGTCGCGTCCCCCGCCGGGATGCCGAGCGCCGTTTTGAGCGCTGGCCATTCGATCAGGCTTGGCATACATCAGACGTCCTTTCCTGGTTATTTCCTGGCGGCCTTTGGCTTGACCGGCGCGGGCTTCTCGGCCGGTGCGGCTTTCGGCATTTCGGCAAACGGCTCCAGCGCGGTCGCGTACCCGCCGTCCACCAGCTGCCGCGCCTGCGCCTCCGTCACCTCGGCGATGGACCCGATCCCAAACACGCCGGCAGGGCCAGCCGCCCTGGTCTTGTACTGTATTTTCATGCTGCTCCTTACTTGATGTAGACGATGACCGTGCCGCCTTTTGCGTTTCCGGCCGCGCTGATCCCCAGCGTCAACTTGTCGTTGGCCACGCAGCCCAGGCTGGACGCCAGCACCTGCTCGGTCACTGCCTCGTCCCTGGCCGCTCCGGCGCCCATCAGGATATCGGTATCGTCCTCGTCGTTGATGACCACGTTGTAGTTGTCATCCGGCGCGGCCGCAGCGGCTGCAGGGATCGTGACCAGCCGCTCGACGATCCCGGAATACACGCCGGAAGTCGTACCACTTGCCGTCCCGTCGGCCGCTGATACCCACACAAACTTTATTTTTTTGACGTGGGCCTGGGTTTCTTCCGTGATTACACAGGACATTGCCATTTAGTTCACCGTCCTTATGGTTATGCCGGGGGTTTTACGCCCCGGCATTGTGTTGGTGGTTATAGCCACTCCAGCGTTACCGTCACCGTTCCGAGAGCATAGGAGCCGATGTTGCCGCTCTGTTGCTTCAAGCATAAGGCGTCGCCCGCGGCCAGCGTTCCCGCCGCCGTCGTGACAGCGGTCTTGCTGACCGGAGTGTTGGCGGTGGAGTTCGCGTCGAACCCTACCGTAAACAGGTCGTCTCCGGAACCCGGTGCCTTGCCGGTCGTCAGCTTCTCGACAGTCATGACTGCGGCCTGACCTGCCACTGTGACATGGCGCTCGTACGCTGAAATAACTTTGCACGCCGCCGGCGCTATGAAGAACGTCTTCGCAATATCCGCCGCGGCCACTTGTGGATAGGTCACCGTAAAACGAACGCCCTTCACGAAATCGCCGACCGTTTCAAGCGTGCCGGTCGCCAGCGCAAGCGAACCGCCGCTCTCTACAGCAATCTTGCCGCCCGATGCCACAACGAGGTTGTCGCCGTCGTTGTTGTAGACCTTTGAAGTGTTTGCCATGTCTCTCCCTCCTTACACCGTGATGGACTGCCACACATCACTGTGCTGCGTGACGGGGATTTTGCCGCTGCCGTACAGCGCCACCTGCAGCGCGTCAATCTCGACGTTCGCTACGGACCGCTGGTACTGGTAGCGCAGGTAGCCCTGGTTGACCGGCACGTCAATCAGGATGGTGTCGTCGCTCTTCCCGGTCGCCGTGGTTGCGGCAAAGCCGGCGCCCGCGATGTCGGTGAAGGTCAGGCCGTCCGCACTCTCCTGGATGTTGAACGCGATCTTGCCGGTGGCGGTCACGGCGCCCAGCTCCAGGATGAACAGCGCGCGGTCAAAGCCCCTGGCGTCAATCGCGTCGCCGCTCACCTTTGCCCCGTCCACACCTGCCGCGGTATTGCCCAGGATCTTGTCCCAGTACAGGGAGTTGATGATATTCCCGATCATTTTATCCTCCTCAGGTCAGCTTGACGCGGGCAAACGCTTCCGGCAGCACCGGGGCGCCGTCGCCGAAGTAGTCCACGATGTAGCCGATTTGGTTGGTCGGGGCGTACAGTTCGCGCAGCACCTGCACGTTCACGCCGTCCGCGTCACAAATCCAGTATCCGTTCTTGAAGTCGCCGATGACGGCGGCATACAGGCCGGTGGTGTAGGTGTTGGGCGCGAACTCGCTCATGTACACAGGGTGCCCCAGCAGGCGGTCCGGCTGCCCGGCGACCATGCTGCCCTGCCAGGCGTACTGGCCCTCGCCGTCCTTGATCTTGGCGATCATCTTGCACAGGTCGCGGTGCATCACCCATGAAGCGTTCCGCTGGTACTGCTGCTTCAGGGCGTACTTGGCCTCCTGCAGGCCGTCGAAGGTGACGGTTGTCGTGGTGTTGCCGGTGGCGACGTCGCGGTCGGTGTTGATGCCGTTCGCGTTGGCCACGAAGATTCCGAGGGGCTGCGCGGTGCCGTTGCCGTTGAGGTACGCATTCTCCGCGCCGTTGGCGATGCGCAGGCGCATCTCCTCCAGGACCACGCCTTCCGCCATCGGGGCATGCTGGATCAGGGTGCGGCTCATCTTGATGAGCTTGGCCATTTTGTTGGGCTTGAATTCGCGCCGGCCGTACTGCACGCTGGCTTCTTCCGGCGCCGTGGTAATTTCAGATACCCAGGTCGCGTCCGCCGCGCCGGTGGTGCGGGTGGGGAAGCCCAGGGACTGCGCGGCGCCGATGGGTCCGACCACCTTGGAAATCTGGCGCATGAACAGGATGTCATCCAGCCCCTTGATCAGGTCCTGCACAAACTCGACGGGCGCTGTCAGGTAGCCGGCTGCGGCGTCGGTGGTGAGCTTCAGCTCGTTCTTGTACGCGGTCATGTGCTGCGGGTCTCCGGACAGCGCCTTGGCGAACATCTCGCGCACGGCGGTCTTCCGCGCGGCGGGGGCCTTCTCGGCCGCTTCGCCCATCATGCGCTCGCGGTCCAGTTGCTTCTGCTCGGCCATGATCTTGGCGTTGACCGCGTCAAAGTCAGCTTCCATTTTGGCCAGCAAAGCCTTGTCCTCGCCGCCCATTTCCGCGTCGCCCACCTTGTCCATCAGTGCGCGGATGGATTCGGTCAGGGTAGCCCTGTTCTGCATCAGATCAAACATTTTTGCCATTTGGTTAAACCTCCACAATTTTCTTTCTCAGGGTATTCAGCCGCTTCCGCTGCTCGGCCAGGGGTTCCGCGGGTGCTTCAGTGGTTGTATCTGCTACGGGCTGCGGGTTCTCCGCCCCGTTGTCAGGCAAAGGAAAACCGCCTTCTTCGGCGGCTTCGGGTTCGTGTTCCTGTTCTTCTTCAGGCGGCGCCAGGCCCTTGGGCGGGTGCTGGTACTGCGCGAGGTACTTGTCCAGGTCGGCGCAGGCCGCGATGGCTTTGCCTTCCTCGATTTCGTCCGCGAAGCCGTCCGCCAGCGCTTCCTCGCCTGACATCCAGCGCTCCTCGTCCATCCACTGCGCCACGACCTCCGGGCTTTTGCCGGTGCGCTCCGCATAGATGCCGGCCAGCTGCCCGTCGACGCGCTCCAGTTCGTCCGCGATCGCGCGTAACCGGGCCTTGTAACCGCCAACCAGCGCCCAGGCGTTGTGGATCATCATCGTCGCGGCTTTGGGCATGACCACGCGGTCGCCCGCCATCGCCACAATGCTGGCGGAAGAAGCCGCAAGGCCGTCCACGTGGACTGTCTTGGCCGCCTTGTGCCGCTTCAGCATGTTGTAGATGGTGATGCCGGCAAAAACGTCACCCCCGGGGCTGTTGATGAAAATATCCAAATTGTCAATGTCGCCCAGCGCGGCCAAATCCTTCTGGAACTGCGCCGGGGTGACCTCGTCGCCAAACCAGGATGAGTCGCTGATTTCGCCGTACAGGTACAGCTCTGCCTTTTTGGGCGCAGCCGCCCTAAAATCCCAGAATGTTTTCATGTCACCGTTCCTTTCGCCTGTGCGCCTCTGGGGATGTTCTGCCGCGCGTTGGCCAGCGTGATCATATTCCCATTCACGTGCAGGTCGTTTCCGCCAGCCTCGTCCGGCAGCTCGTCCATGTCCTCCAGCCTCCGCACGTCATTGGCCGACATGATTCCGGTCTGCCGCATCGTGTTGTAGAAGTTGGCTCGGGTCTGCGTATCGCCGCGCAATAAGGCATTCGTATTGAACTTGAAGAAGTAGGTGCCGCGCTCGCTCTCCGTCAGCAGGTCGCGGTACATCGCCTGCTCCAGCCGCACGCTCATCGGGTTGATGCAATCCCTCACGTACTCCAGGCTCTGCTGCTCGATGTTGCTGAAGGTCGCGTGCTCCATGTCCATCGCCAGGTGCGCCGGCACGCCAAAAATCCGGCAGATTTCCGTCACCAGCCACTTGCGGGTCTCGAGCACCTGCATCTTTTCCATGTCGCGCTCGAACATCGCGGCCTTGCTGCCCTCTTCCAGGAAGAGGAACCGACCCGCGTTCTGCGCGCCCCGGTAGTTGGCCTCGAAGTCCGCCTTGAACCGCGCATAGGCCCTGTCGCTCATCCCGCCCGGAACCTCGATGAAGCCGCCTGGGTTCACGTTGTTGACGGCCTGCTGGGCGTAGCTCGCAATCGTCCCGGTCAGCCCCAGCACTTCCGACGCAATCCGGATTGGGTCGGCCGCGTTGTGCCGGTCGCCGAATAAAAACCCGCCAGCATACAGGAACTCGCCCTCGCGCAGTCGCTCTGACACTCCGCCGCCGACGTCCACGTCGATGTAGCGCTCGCCGCTGACCGAGTTCACCTTCACGTCGCTGACCTTGCTCGTCGGGATGTTCCACAGCGCCACGATCCGGCCGGAAGGCTCCCGCTCGATCTTGGCGTAGGCGCCGCGGGTCAGCAGCAAGTTGGCCACGAACATCTGCCAGAACTCGTAGGCCGTCGTCTGTGGGTTGGGCAGCGCGTACACTAGGCGGTACAGGCGATGCCGGTGCGCCTTCTCCTTGCCGCGCTCCGTGTTCTTGAACAGGTGCAGCGGCAGGGTCGCGATGGTCTTGCTGATGATGTCCACACAGCGGAACACCGCGCTGATCTGCAGCGCGTTCTCCGCGCTCACCGAGTAGCCCCGCCCCGCCAAATAACTGGCCCAGCCGTCGTCGCTCCCCAGGCCGGGCAGGGAGGTGAGCGCCTTTATCTCCAGCACTCGCCCGAATAGCTTAAATCTCAATCCGCTCACCTCTTTGTTATTAGATGACGCGCATCCCGCGCTGCTCGTATACCGACCGCTTCGGCTCCATGCGGATGGCGCCCGCCATCGCGTTGATGAGCGCGACCGTCGGGTCGATGCGCTCGATGGACTTGTTCTTCAGCGGCTTGACGTTGCCGTTTCCGTCCGTGGCCACGCGCACATTTCCGAACGACCACCGCGCCACCGGGTCCCCGTTGTGCGTCAGCTCCCCAGTTCGCATCATCCGCTCGATTTCGCCCATTCCGCACGACATTCCGGCCATTGTCTGCGGAATTTCGACGAATTTGGCCTGAATATCGGCCGGAAGCAGTTGCTTTAAGTACTCAAGTCGCCAGGGGTCGCAGAAAAAATGAACCACCTCATAGCGCTCGCACAGCGCTTCCAGCTCCCGGGCCACCAGGCCATAGTCCACCACATCGCCGGGTGTCGCCTGCAGGTGACCGTCCCGCACCCACTGCGCATAGGGCACATGGTCCCGCACCTCCCGCTCCCTGATATTGGCCTCCGGAATCCACTGCATGGGCAGTTGTCGCCAGTCGTCGTGCGCGTCGGATGGCGGGAACAGGCAGCTGGCCGCGGTGATGTCCGTGGTGCTGGACAGGTCCAGCCCGATATAGCAGCGCTCGCCGGCCAGTTCGCCTGCGCTCCAGCCCCGCTGCGCGGCGTCCCACAGCGACAACGGCAGCCAGCCGGTCCGCTTCAGCGCCACCCATTGGTTGAGCCTCAGCCAGCGGAAAAGCCGCTCCGCAGACTCGCTGTTGCGTGCCGCCAAGGCCTCGCTGCGCACCGTCTCGATCTGGATCGTCACGCCCAGCGAGGGATTGCAGGCCTGCCAGACCTTTTCGTCGTAGATATCGGCATCCTCCGGCGCGCCGTAGACCCGGGCGTAGAGCGTCGGGTCCAGCGCCGGGTCCTCGATGACCTTGAGTGCCAGCTCATGCCGCTCCCAGCAGATGCTGTGCCGGTCCGGGTCATCCCCGGCCGTGGTGATAACCCACAGCAGGGGCTGCCTGCGCGTGGAGCTCGCCCCAAACGACATGACGTCCCACAGGTCGCGGTTTGGCTGCGCGTGCAGCTCGTCAAAGATGACAATGGACGGGTTCAGGCCGTGCTTGGAGTAGGCCTCGGCGGACAGCACCTTCAGGAAGGAGCCCGTCAGGCGGTTGTGGATTTCCTTCTTGCTGTCCACGACCTTGAGCATCTCCTCCAGCCCTGGGTCCTGCTCGATCATCGCCTTGGCCGCCCGGTAGGAGATGGCCGCCTGTTCCTTCTCTGCCGCACAGCAGTAAATCTGCCCGCCCGGAGGATCACAGATCAGGTGATACAACCCCAATGCGGCGATTAGCGTCGTTTTGCCGTTCTTCTTGGGGATTTCGAGGTAGGCGCTCCGGTACTGCCGCAGCCCATGCGCATCAAGGGTGCCGTATACCGCCTGGATGACCTCCTTCTGCCAGGGCCGCAGAATGAACGGCTGCCCATAGAAATCATCCGTCAGGTGCATCAGTTCGATGAACTCGATGACCTCCTGCGCCTTGTTCTGGCTATGCGGCACGCATCTCACCCCTCCGCCCGCTTGGCCATGAACGCCGCGATGCCGGCGGGCTTTTCCTCCTTCGGCGGAGTCTTGGGCACCGCCCTGATCCGGGCCGCCGGGTTCAGGAACAGCCTGTCCTCATACTTCAGCAGCAGCTCCACACCCTTGTGGATCGCCGCGCTTGTGCGGTTCATCTGGCCGTAGAGCCGTTCGCGCGCCTCCGCATCGTCAGCGGCGGCCAGGTCCCCGCTCATCTGGCTCAGCGCGTCCTGCAGCCGCGCGACATTGGACAGCTCCAGGCAGTATCGGTTGATTGCCTGCTGGTCCAGCGCGCTCACAATCTCGATGGTCGAGTACAGCCGCTTCAGCCGCAGGAACTCCGCATGCGCAACCTTGTCCGCCTTGACCTGCGGGGACTCCTGCAGTTCCCTCTCCACCTGCAGCGCCCGCTCGCCCTGCTCCCGGTACTCCAGCTCCGCCTTCGTCCGATGGCTTTTCCCTTCCAGGAGAAGCAGTTCGGTCGGCTTCGAGGGTCTTGACATCCGGCTCCTCCTTTCTGAACTTGCTTTTGTTTTGGGAGAAAACCTCGCATAAATGCCCAGCGCGGTCAGATAGACGTTCCGGGTAGACT